TATTGCTTGCATCTACAAATGGTGGTGAAGAAACCAATGCTGAGAGCATTGACTTCAGAATTGCTGGCGCTGAGTTTGCTAGTCGTACTGACGTTACTGGAATTGCCAGAGTTGGTGAAACACTGGGTGGTGATATCTTGCTTGAACAGGGTACACCAGATAGTGATAACGGTGAAGATCATATCGTCCAAGATACTGCTGCCAATGATGGCGACAGTGTTGACTTGGAAGACTTTACATCTGGTCTTGCTGCATATACTCAGGCAGGAGCAACCAGTGGTAGTGCTTTGGTTCTTAATGGAATTACAGTTGCCGCTGCATAAGTGTTATAAATAACTATACATAATTTGATATTGAAAGGAAAAATTATGATCGATCTTGAAAAAATTAATGAACGCAAACAGGTTATTGCGAAAGATATCGAAGCGGTTCAGGGACGTATTGCTGAAGCGCAAAAGAAGATTGCTGAAGACCAAGCATTGTTGAACGCACTAATGGGTGCATTTCAACAGTGTGACGCCTTCGCTAAAGACTTAGATGATGGAACAGATGAATCTTCATCTGTTAATGATGTAGAGAATAATCCAGAAGAGGATTAATATCTACAGTAACATTCCCACAATTAAGTGGGTTAATATAAGGAGAAAATAAAATGGCAGATAAGAAAATTACAGCCCTCACAGACCTAGCGGCAAATATTGCTAGTGAAGACCTTTTGCATGTGATTGATGATCCTACGGGAACACCAATTAACAAGAAGATTTCCGTTGCGAACTTTTTGAACCTTAATCCGGTTCCTTTGGCAACCAACACCGTAGAAACCATCATTGTTAATGGTGCTGCTACACTTACAAAGGGTATTCACCTTCTTGGTGGTGCAGACGCAACTTGTGCAGTTACCTTGGCTGATGGTACAGTCACGGGTCAGATTCACACGTTTATTGCTACAGAAGCAGTAACGAATCCGCCTACAGTTACTTTGGCCACGCCCGGTGGAGCAGGTAATATTGCTACTTTCAACGCTATTGGTGAAAGTGCAACTGCTATCTGGACAGGTGCTGCTTGGTACTGGATTGCTCATGCTACAAATGTTGCAGGTGATCTGGGTACAGGTCCAGCGCTTACATAATAGTATACTACTTTGGTGTGGTCCGCATCGGCGAGATTTAAATCCCCGGCGCGCCGGAAGCCGATGTGGACCGCACCAATTTGGTGTGGGGGGCTTGTCCCCCCCATCATTTTTACGAATGGGAGAATTTAATGGTTGAAGTTTTATCAGAAGTAAATTGGGGTAAGGTTGTTGAACCTGTCACCAAAGCTTTTACTAAGAAAAAAGAAGAGCCTAAATTTCTTGAAGAACAAATCAGAGATCATTATCCTTGTGACGTAGAACCGAAGGAAGAAGACAAATGAAAACATTTAAAAAATTTGCATTAGATGAGGCAACATTTCAGACAACTATTGCTTCTCTAAATCAAGATATACCAACTGGTAATTATTCTGATCCACAAGTTGTTCGGGCTCTTAATTCTTTTGTTGGTACAGTAGCAAGAGCTACGGTGGATGGAACTATGATTCCAGAGATGGTTGTTGGTAGATTGAGAAATTCTCTAAGTAAAATTGGACTGACTTTTGGTGAAGTCCCTATGATGGAAGGTGAAAGTGGTTCTTACAATTTGCCCTTGACCAGTTTTGGTGGTCGTTTCGGTAAAGGTTTAGATACCCCACATGATGAGTTTGAAGCAGATGACGGCATCTCTCATCAGGTAGAAGGTGGTTTAAGTCTGGTACTAGGTTATGAAATGCAAGAGGATAATTCATGTAGGTTGACTGCTTCTATTAAGTAGAATGTACGAAAATATAACTACTAACAACTTTGTAATGTATGCTATTAAACATTATGAGAATCCACAATGTGAAGGGGAAAAAGAGTTTCACGATGATATGAAGAGGTTTAAGTATATTAAACGTCTTTTTAAAAAGTATTCATTGGGGGGTCAACTTAAAGAGCGGTTGCTTCTCAATCATATCATCATTCTCAGGAACCTTTTTGGGACTGAGGCTTGTGTCACACTTCTTCTTTTTAGGACACAACAAGAATATCTTGGTGTCTTAAAGTCATTTCTAATTTTCCTAAATATGATTAGAGAAGATGAATTGTCAGATATTAAATCTGACAATTACGTTTTACAAGCATTAAGGATACTCTAATGGGAAGAGCTATAGATTTATTTGTTACATACAGATTTATAAAATTACTTGTAACACCATTTGATCAGACACCGGCATTTAAGCTAGGTATCATTGATAAAGATGGCGCAAGAGTTATGGAGAAAACTGTTTCCCGTGGTATGCAACCTACTGTGCTTATAGGTGACGAAAAAAAATCAGCATACACTGTTCTCCATAAACTCGTATTCAACATCAAAAAGATTTTTGGCAAGGTGCCCGGACTTAGAACTAAGTTGGGAACCTATGCTGCTGCCCTGTTCCTACTCAAAGACACATTCAAGGAGTCTGTTGATGACCCTGATATGTTTGAGAAGGAGTTCATGAAATATCTTAAAGAAGAAGGATACGAGATAGACAACACCATTTCAGAGGAAGTTATTGGATTTGGGGAATTGCTACCCAAGGGTGAATATACTCTAGTCAACGATATCATAAACAGTGAAGAAGAAGAATTACAAGCAAAAATTGGTGACAAGGTAGTTGCGTTTGATGACCAATCACCGATAGATACAATTCTTGGTATAGAGATTTTTCCTATTATTCATGTTAAGACACAAGAAAAGATTTATGTTGGTCTGGAGGATATAAAATGAAAAATTGGACAGAAGTATCACCATATAGTGGGATAGAAGAAGATGCTCCCGCAAATAATGCTGGTAGTGGTAATGTGTCTATGCCTCCTGATGCAGTCAAGAAAAAGAAAACATTGATTGATCGTTCTATGATGGATGCTCGCACCAAGGCATATCGCCAACACCGTTCTCGATTAGAAGCTTCCCGTGCTCGTAGAGAATCACTAAAGAAAAAGAGTGCTTTCATTGAGAAAGTGAAGGGGGATTCTGTTTCTGAACTCGCATATGGTTCTGGGTATGATATGGTAAGACCTGTTGCAGACATTCAACCTGTAAATGCTTCAAAGAAAAAGAAGAAGAAGAATGATTAAAGTCTACCTGTTCCTCATCATTATGGGTGTACTTGGCGCTGTAGGTTACGGTGGATATATGTACTATAAGGATACCCAACAACGTATTGCTATTCTTACTGAGAACAATGCAAAGCTTGAAATTGCAATTCAAATTAGTGAAGATAGTATTACACTTCTACAGAATGATATTGTAAAAAATGCAGAACTAAATAGGGAACTACAGAAGGAATTGCAAATTGCAGAAGGTTACGGTGATGAACTCCGTGCGACTTTGCAGAAACATAACCTAACACACTTGGCAAATAAGAAGCCGGGTTTGATAGAGAGGAAGATGCAAAATGCGACCAATCGCTTATGGGATGATCTTGCTGACATCACTGATCCTACTGGGGGGTTGCAGTCTGTTACCGCCGCCAAAGGTAGTGACGGTAACGAAGACAGTAAAGACGGAAGTCCCAATAGTAATAAGGCCGAAACAAGTCCAACTAAATGATGTAAAAATCTATGTAGTTGCAAAGGTTAACTACGATGAATTTGTAAAGGAATATGCGAAGAAGAATGGCGCAGATTCTTATATTGCCCTTTCGGTGAAAGACTATGAGAATCTGGCGCTGAATTTTGCTGAACTGAGACGATATATAGAACAACAGAAACAGATCATTGTCTACTACGAAAATGCGGTAGCACCAGAGAAGAAGGAAAAGTAAATGGGTAAGTTTAATAATAAGATTTCAGCTGAATTTCATCCACCTAAGAAGTGGATTCTGGAACGTGCCCTCTCTTATCAGAATGATGAGATTGATGAGGCTGCACTACAGGCAGTTGGCGTGAAATGTCGAGTAAATAAGATCACTTGCTCTAAAGGTTTTGTCACTGACTTGGCTAGTGTTCCCCGTGCAATTTGGTGGTTGATTTCCCCTTGGGACATTGCTCGTGCTGCAATTATTCACGATTTATTATATAAACGTATTCGTGAATATCGTGCAAAAGAGGGTGTTCTTAATATTCATCCTGATGCAGATACTGTTATTAACAATTATAAGGCTGCAAAGAAAGCATCAGACCTTGTATTTCTTATGGCAATGAAAGATGCTGATCCTGCTGTTCCGAAGTGGAAGATGTATGCAGCATACTATGCAGTTGTTTGTTTTGGTCGCTGGAGTATAATTCCAGAGCCTCCAGTATATCTAAGCGGTAGTAAGGAAAAATGACTAATTGTAGAAAATGTGGCCATGAATCGCATTGTGGAACTAAGTTGATGAAAGATTTTAGAGGACATAAAGGCGTTGGCGCAATTAAAGGTCAAATAGAAATTTGCAAATTTTGTCGCTGTAAAAAATGCACAGTACCGGATTGGGGTTAGGAAAATAAAATGTCAGAAAGTTATAACAGTTTATATTGTAATAGTTGTCATCATGAATGTCATTGCGACAAACTTGTTTGTTCTCACCTAGTAGGTGTAGGAATGTCTGACAAATCTGTTCCATGTGGGTGTGATGTTTGTAAGTGTTCAAAGGATAATGGAAATGTTTAATGTGGTTTTTTTTAATAAGTAGTATTGCCTCTGCCGTTATTGGTAGTGCCGCAGATTCTTGGTTCTCTGAAACTAAGATGGGAATGTGGTTCTATCGTAAGGTTGATGATGTTGCATCATGGGCATCTAGGAAATTGGGATTGAAGGTTCTTGCTGATGAAACTAATTGGAAGACAAAATACCCAAATGTCAGCTTAAAGATTGACAACTTAGAAGCCAGAATAAAACAACTAGAGGAGAAATAAATGTTTAATTGGATTAAAAGTAGAGTAATGGAACGCACTTCATGGGATGGTGGCGCACTTATCGGTGTCGGTCTTGTGGTGTTGTTCCTTGGACCCTTTGCAAAGTATGCTGCACTTGCAGCAATTGCGTGGGGTGTTCTAACCATGCTGAAGTCTGAGAAGTAAATATCATGGCAGAGTTGGAGACAGAAGTTAAACTCCTTAAAAAAGAGTTGCAAGATCAAGCAAAAATACATGACCGCTTGGATATTGCAATTGAAAAACTAACGGATGTCTCCAACTCAATCCATCGTATGCTTGCTGTGCATGAAGAGAAGATTTCCCGACAAGAAGAAGCAACATTAGCAGCAGACGCCAAAATAGAGATTCGCCGCACAGAACTAACTGCCAAGATAGACGAACTACATTCTCGTATTACCACAAATACCAAAGATATCATGACTGCTGCTGTAAATCAACACAACGAACAAAATAAACAAATCCAGAAAATTAAAGATGAACTTGCCGCAAGGGTGGGTGTATTAGAAAAATGGCGTCATGTCCTTATTGGATGTTCGATTGTCGCTGGATTTATTTTACATAAATTTGCAAATTTGTCTTGACAATTTCATACTAACCTGTTAGTATGAGTGAATGTCATACATTGATTCAAAATATCTAAATATTATCAGTCCTTATCTTCAACAGTTCAAGAAGAAAGGTGATAATTTATGGAACTTCCGTTGTCCCTATTGTGGGGATTCCCAGAAATCACGAACTAAAGCAAGGGGATTTGTCTTTCGTAAAAAGAATGATTTATTCTTCAAGTGTCATAATTGTGGCACAGGTGCGTCTTTGGGTAATCTGATCAAGACATTGGACTCAAAATGTTATAAAGACTATATAATGGAACGATATAAAAAAGGAGTTGAGACTCGTAGTAGTCCTCAGCCGGAGTTTCATTTCAATGCACCAGTGTTTCGCAAAAAGGGTATTCTTAAAGGTCTTAAATCTATTCAAGACTTGCCCAAGGACCATCCCGCAAGATGTATTGTTGAGAAAAGAAGGTTACCACCTGAGTCGCTCTCCGATTTATATCTATGCGAGTCTTTTTATAAATTCACGAATTCTATAATCAAAGGTAAGTTTCCTTCCTTGGGTGGTGATCATCCAAGGTTGATTATTCCGTTTCGTGATGAAGATGGTAAAGTGTTTGCGTATCAAGGTAGAGCCTTTGGTAACGAACAACCTAAGTATATCACCATCAAGATTGATGCTGATCGTGATAAGATTTTTGGTCTGGACAAGGTAGACAAAAGTAAATCTATTCTTGTTGTTGAAGGACCGTTAGACAGTCTGTTTCTGGATAACTGCATTGCAGTCGCCGGATCAGACTTTATTAACATGGAAGGTGACATCACAGTCATCTATGATAATGAACCTAGAAACAAGGAGATAAACAAACAGATAGAGAAGACGATTGATCAGGGGAAGAGCGTATGCCTGTGGCCCGATACTATGGTGTGCAAGGATATCAATGATATGGTTATCAGTGGATATACTAAAGAAGAAATACAAGAAATCATAACAGATAATACTCTCTCAGGTGTTGCGGCAAAATTGAGGTTCGCAGAATGGAGAAGGATATAGGAGCAAAAATGAAAAACGCAACCGCTGAAGTTGTATACCTAGAAACCACAGAAGACTACGTTGGAATTAAAATAGACAAAACAAAAGATCAATTCCTATCAGAACAAGCTAAGAAGTTACTCAAAGATTATTACCAGACAAAAGAAGAAGTTTCCCCACAACAGGCATATGCACGAGCAGCGGTTGCGTATTCGTATGGTGACATGGAACTTGCTCAGAGGATTTACAACTATGTGAGTGACGGATGGTTTATGTATGCATCACCAGTGCTATCTAATGCTCCGATGCCGGGGGAGAAGACACGAGCTCTTCCTATTTCCTGTTTCCTTACATATGTCCCTGATACACTAGAAGGGCTGATTGATCATTCTGCTGAACTTCGTTGGTTGTCAGTCAAGGGTGGTGGTGTTGGTGGACATTGGAGTGATGTTCGTGCAGTGTCAGATAAGGCTCCCGGCCCTATGCCATTCATTCATACAGTAGACGCTGATATGACTGCTTATCGTCAGGGGATGACCCGTAAGGGGTCATACGCTGCATACATGGACATATCCCACCCAGATATTATTGAATTTCTAAACATGCGTATACCAACGGGTGATGTTAATCGTAAGAACCTAAATCTACACCATGCAGTGAATATCACTGATGCATTTATGCGAGCAGTAGAACGGGATGAAATGTGGGATTTGGTTGATCCAAACGAACAGGAAGCTCGTGATAGTATGAAGGCTAGAAAATTATGGGAAACAGTGTTAGAGATACGTTATCGTACAGGTGAACCATACCTTAACTTTATTGACACAGCCAACCGTGCATTACCACAGACCATGAAAGATAAGGGGTTAAAGATCAACGGGTCTAACCTATGCAATGAGATTCATCTTCCCACCAATGAAGACCGGACTGCTGTGTGCTGCTTGTCATCTGTTAATCTGGAGAAATTTGATGAGTGGGAACGTACTCCAATGATTCGTGATCTTATTCGATTCCTAGATAACGTCCTTCGATTCTTCATTGAAAATGCTGGGGATGAGATTAGCCGTGCTCGTTTCTCTGCTACACAAGAACGTAGCCTTGGTTTGGGTGCTATGGGTTGGCACTCCTATCTACACAAGAATCGTATTCCTTTTGAGTCCGATACTGCTGTGGTTAAGAACATTAAAATCTTTGATCACATTAAATCAGAAGCAGTTGCAGAGACATTACATTTAGGTTCTGTACTCGATGAATGTCCTGATATGGAAGGCACAGGTCACCGTAACTCACATCTATTGGCAATTGCACCTAACGCAAACAGTTCCATCATCTGTGGTACATCCCCATCTATTGAACCTAGTAAGGCAAATGCCTATACGCATAGAACCCGTGCTGGTTCCCATTTGGTTAAAGATAAATATCTTGAGGAGGAATTGGTGAAGGTAGATAAGAATGATGCAACAACTTGGAGTTCGATTATCACTAATGGTGGTTCTGTTCAACATCTAAACTTTCTGTCACCAGAGGTAAAAAGTGTATTTAAAACTGCTATTGAAATTAACCAGAACGCAATAGTTTCTCAGGGAGCTGATCGTCAAAAGTTCCTATGTCAGGGACAATCCCTAAATGTGTTCTTTCCAGCAGGAGCATCGAAGGCAGACCTACATAAAGTACACTACAATGCTTGGAAGTTGGGTTGTAAGGGATTGTATTATCTTCGTACAGAAACATCAAACAAAGCAGAAAACGTGTCAACCAAGGTAGTGCGTGAAGCATTAAAAGATTACGAAACACAAGCAATGATGGATTATCAAGGTGACGAATCTGAATGTGTGAGTTGCCAGGGCTAGAAAAAGGAAATTGATATGTTAACAATAACAGAAACAGCAAAAGACTATCTCAAGTCAGTTAGTAATGGAGATTATGTAACTCTTGGTGTAAAAGGTGGGGGTTGTTCTGGATTCCAATATGTATGGGATTTTAAGAAGAACTGGCCAGATGTAAAATGGTCTGACCCTATCGAAGATGTTTTGGTGCTAGACCCATTAGCAGAAATGTATGTTTTGGGTAGTGAAATAGATTATGTTACTGAATTGGGTGGATCATATCTTGCAGTCAAGAATCCTACCAGTACTAGTAGTTGCGGTTGTGGAGAAAGTTTTGGAGTGTAGTTTATGAATATAAGAGTTGTAACAAAATCAGATTGTCCATTCTGTCATATGGCAAAGAATTGGTTGAAGGAACACGCATTTGACTATGATGAGGATTTGATTGATAATGAAGAAGACCGCCTAGCATTCTATCAGAAAATCAATGGTGCTACAGAAGAGGTAGGTGTGTTGAATACTCGCAGAGTAAATTCTGTTCCACAAATCTTTATTGATGACAAACGTATTGGTGGATACGATGCGCTCATGAAAATAAGTGACGATCTTCTGAAGAAACGCAGCGGTGGTGGACTATTGCAGTTTAGTCAAACATATAAACCATTTCATTACCCTTGGGCAGTAGAGATTACCACACGCCATGAGAAGGCACATTGGATTGAAGACGAACTTGATTTGTCGGAGGATGTATCGGATTGGAAGTCTGGTAAGGTTAGTCAGGTTGAGAAAGATTACGTCACTAATATTCTACGTCTATTCACACAGTCAGATGTTGCAGTGGGTCAGAACTATTTTGACCAGTTCATTCCTAAGTTTAAGAACAATGAAATCCGTAACATGCTTGGTTCTTTTGCTGCGAGAGAAGGTATTCATCAACGGGCATATGCTCTACTGAATGAGACACTTGGATTGCCAGATAGCGAGTATCATGCATTTCTAGAATACAAGGAGATGGTGAATAAGATTGAGTTTATGCAGGAGTCAGACAATAGTACTATGAAGGGATTAGGGCTTGCACTTGCAAAGTCTGTGTTCAATGAAGGGGTTGCACTGTTCGCATCATTTGTTATGCTTCTTAACTTCCAACGCTTCGGTAAGATGAAGGGTATGGGTAAGGTTGTTGAGTGGTCTATTCGTGACGAGTCTATGCATGTTGAGGGAAACGCTAAACTGTTTCGTCAATTTTGTGTTGAGCATCCCAAGGTAGTAGATGATGATTTCAAGGCAGACATTTATGCAATGGCTCGGCTTGCAGTGAAATTGGAAGACAAGTTTGTTGACCTTGCTTATAAAATGGGAGAGATTGAAGGTTTAGATGCATCTGAAGTAAAGACATATATAAGGTATATAACAGACAGACGTTTATTGCAGTTAGGTTTAAAAACCAATTTCAAGGTGAAGGAAAATCCTCTGCCTTGGTTAGAGTGGGTACTGAATGGTGCAGACCACACTAATTTCTTTGAGAATCGTGTTACGGAGTATGAGGTAGCAGGATTATCAGGTAGCTGGGATGACGCATATGAGGTAGTCGCTTGAAACTTATAGTATGCGAAGAATGTGAAGCAGAGTTTAAGATTACTCATCATATGGACGAACATCATTATGAAATAACATATTGCCCCTTTTGTAGTGAATCAGTAAAAGACCCAGATTTTGTTGATGAGGTTGAATGGGATGAAATGGATGAATGAAACAAAGATATGATGACAAATTTTTAGAACCCATGTGGAATCATAATGTAGTAGATTATGACCTTGATAAATTTCCTTGGTATGACAGAATCTTATCTGTTATACAAGAGGTAAACCCACAATGTAAAGATATTAGTAAGCTTCATGAATATTTTGATAGAGATGAGATCGTTCCTCTGAGAAAGAATGTCGAACAATTTGTTAGAACCAAAGAATTCTCTGGATGGGTTGATGAATATTTTCATGCTA